TTCTACCTATACCTGGCATATAAGTATTTATCTAGAATTTAAGATTGTTCGTGTAGTTTTAAGTAGTCTGTTTCTGACTTTTCATTAGATTTTACAACAGTTAAAACCTGGTCTAAAGACATAATCACTTCTTGTGTAGTGCCTGTGTACATAAACGGAATTACTGCAATCTCGTCATCATATATTACAACTGTATTAGGATTTTTTAAATTAAGCATATTACTTTTTTCGTTTAATGCTAATAGGAATCCAATTACTTCTACTCCAGAAGTAAGTTTAACAGTTACAACTTTGCCTACTAGTTCTTTTGCATTATACATGTTTGCCATAATAGTATTTATAACCTATGATTTAGGTATTGTGAAATTATAGGCTGAAGCCTTTAAAGGAATCTTTTTCTACGTCTTGCTTTGTACCACCAATAACATAACTGCTTATTTCTGTTTCTTGTGGTGCTACTTGTACACTTCCGCCTGTTATCCATGTTTGAGTCCATGGTAGAGGATTAGTGCCTGTATTAAATATTTTTTCTTGGCCTACGGCATGCATTCTTTTACCTGCAATAAACTCTACATATTGTTTTAATAGTTCTGCATTAAGTCCAATAATACTACCGTCTTTAAACAGATAGTCTGCCCAAGCCTTTTCCTGCTCTACTGCATCTAAAAACATTTGTGTGACTTCGTCATAAGTTTCTTTCTTAATTTTTTCAAAGTCTTTATCGTCTTGTGGCAGTAATTTAAGCATAGTTTGAGTACTTGCTAAGTGAACATTTTCGTCTCTTGCTATAAATTTAATTATTTTTGCATTTCCTTCCATACGTTTTAATTCTGCAAATGCCCAACTACATGCAAAACTAACATAAAAACGTACGCCTTCTAATATGTTTACACTCATTAAGCAAAGCCATAAACGTTTTTTATGCTCATATTCATCATATTTTTTACTGCCTTGCTCTCTTAATAGATTATATTCTATAAGTTTATCATAAGTTTCTGTTATACTATCCGCACAATCACAAATTTCTTGTATGTCTAATAGTTCATCAAATACTTTACTTGGATCTGGATAAACATTCCTTATAATATGTGTATAACTTTTACTATGAATTGTTTCACTAAATGCCCAAGTTTCTATCCAAGTTTCCAACTCTGGTAAACTAACTATAGGTAGTAATGCTAGGTTAGGGGAACGTCCTTGTACACTATCTAGAAGTATTTGTCTTTTTAAATTACTTGTAAATATATGTTGTTCAAAGTCTGTTAAGTTTTTAAAATCACTTGCATCTTTTAATATGTCTACTTCCTCAGGTCTCCAAAAGAAACCTAATTGTTTATCAGTAAATTTATCAAATTGCTTGTATTTGATAGTATCAAATCTCTGTATGGAAACTCCACCAGCAGGGTCTAAAAACATTGTTGCTTTTGTATGGTGCTTTTTATTTTTTGTATCTAATACCGTCATATTTTACAACTCTCACAATCATCATCTTCATAGTCTACATTGGAGATAGGTGCTTCGCTGACAACATTATTAGATGTGTCTGCATTTATATCTATCTCTCCTTGACCGTCAAACGTGTTATTATAATATAATTGTTTGCCACCGTATTTATAAAACATAAGCAGATCTTGTATTAAAACAGACATAGGAACCTTTTCATCTTCAAAATGCTCTGGATTATAACTAGTGTTTACACTAATACCTTGATCTATATACTTTTGTAATACAGAAACAATTTTTAAGTATCCTTGTGGAGACTTTTGATCCCAAAGCAGATCGTACTTGTTTTTATAATATGGAAAACCAGGTACAACCTGCTTTAATACACCATGTTTACTTTGCTTAATGCTAACATAACTTCTAGGAGGTTCTATTCCATTAGTGCTGTTACTAATTTGAGCCGAAGTTTCTGCCGGCATAATTGCCATTAGTGTGGAATTTCTAATACCAGTTTCTAGTAATTGTTTTCTTAATCCTTTCCAGTCCTGTCTTTCTTTATGTTTTACTAATTCATCAACATCTTTTTTATATGTTTGATTAGGTGTAAGGCCTTGTCCATATTTAGTCTCTTCTGACTTAGGACATGCACCTTTTTCTTGTGCCAAATCTGCACTTGCTTTTATAAGGGCATAACTCCATGCCTCTGACCATTCATCTACTAATTCTAAATTAGGTTCTTGATATGTGCTATCATTTTTAGCCAACCAATATGCAAAATTAATTATACCTATTCCTAAAGGCCTTCTGTTCATTGTGCTAATCTCTGCCGCCAAAATAGGATACTCTTGATAATCTAATAATTCGTCTAAGCCTCTAACTGCTAAATTACAAATCTTTTGCATTTCTGTTGTGTCTTTTATTACACCCCAATTAATTGCACTTAAGGTACATAAACTTATTTCGCCCTCATCATCATTAATATGTTTTAAAGGTTTAGTAGGTAAGTCTATTTCACAACATAAATTACTTTGTTTTATAGGTGCAACTTCCTCTACAAATGCTCCATGAGTATTTGCATGATCTACATTCATTAAATATATTCTTCCAGTATCTTTTCGCTCTTGCATAAAACTACTAAACAGTTCTATGGCAGGCATAGATTTTTTTCTTATGCTTGTCATACGTTCTGCTTTTTCATATAGTTCTTGAAACTTGTCTTGATCTGTAAAAAATGTATCATATAATCCTGGTACGTCTTGAGGAGAGAATAAAGTAATATTTTCTCCTTTAATAAGTCTTTCATACATTAACTTATTAAACTGTACTCCATAATCCATATGCCTTACACGATTATCCTCTACACCTTTATTATTTTTTAATACTAACAAGTCTTCAACTTCTAAGTGCCAAATAGGATAGTATAAAGTTGCCGCTCCGCCTCTTACACCACCTTGACTACAACTTTTTACTGCTGATTGAAATAATTTATAGAAAGGAATAACTCCTGTGTGCGTTGCATCTCCACTCCGTATTTTGGAGCCTACTGCTCTAATACTACCAGCACCTATACCTATACCTGCTTTCTGACTTACATACTTTACGATACTGCTTGTTGTTGCATTGATACTATCTAAACTATCATCTGTTTCTATAAGTACGCAACTACTAAATTGCCTTTGAGGAGTTCTAACACCTGCCATTACTGGAGTAGGCAGACTTAATTTAAATAAACTAATTGCGTCATAGTATGCTTTAATATAGGACATTCTTGTATCTTCTGGATACTTTGCAAATAATGTTGCCGCAATCATCATATATGCAACTTGAGGTGTTTCGTAAATTTGGCCAGTTGCTCTATTTTGCACTAAGTATTTTCCACGAAACTGCTCCATTGCCGCATACGTTAATACTTCATCTCTTTCATGATCTATATAACTTTGCAATTGATTTATTTCATCTTTAGTGTAAAGATCAGTAAACTCTGGATCATAAAAACCAGCATCAATATTTTCTTGAACTATGTCACAAAGACACGGAGGTTCAAATTGGCCATAAACCATCTTACGCAAGTGATAGTTTATTAATCTACCTGCAACATATTGATAATTTGGAGCCTCTTCTGAAATTAAATCTGCGGCACTTTTGATTAGTGTTTCTTGAATATCTTCTGTGTCTATCTTATCGAAAAATTGAATTTTAGAATTTATTTCTACCTGTGATGCACTTACACCTGCTATACCCTCACATGCATACATTACTACTTTGTGTAACTTATCTATGTTTAAGTCTTCTAATGTTCCGTCTCTTTTTCTTACCTGCATGTGTGTCCCTATTTTACCTCAAAAACTTTGAGTTTAAAAAATATATTTATGTCGGTTTTATTATATTATAAAACTGTATAAAAGTCAATATGTAAACTGATTTTTACTTAATTTATGTGTGGAAAAAATTGTACTATTTTCTTTAACAAATTCCCAACTAGAGATTTTGCCAACTTCAAAATTATATACTTTATTATTATCTAAAAATACTAATCCATCACTACCATTGATGTTATTACTTATCACAGGAAAAAATAATTCATCTGAAGTCACGAAACCAGAATAAATTAAATGTGATACAAGTAAAAGTGTTACTCCACTCTGGCAAAAATATCCTTCATTTACAATCTCAAAAGGATCAGGCCAACTTTTAGGCGTATAGTAATCTAAATATCTCGATACTAACTTTATTGATTGATACTCTGCAACAAGATCTTCTACATTTGAGAAATTTGTTTGCCTTAAATCTCTCCATATAGTCAATCTGTCATTTGCTGACTGATTTTTGTAAAACATGTAAATTTGTGTCTATGAGTTCCAACGTCTAGTAACAAATTTCATTGAGGTAATCTTGTTTACAGTACTTGCGGCATTTACCAATATGCTTGTATTAGTTGCTGGATCTACAATAGCACTAAATGATACTGTACCCGAAACTGTGTCTGCAACATCAGTTGCATCATCTCTAAACACAACAGTTGCATTACCTGTTGTACTGTTATAAAAACTACTTGCATGTAATTGTCCTACACGTCTATAATTTCCATCGCTTGTTCCATCAAATGTAACAGTATAATCTATTACATAACTATCGTAACTTGATGTTGATAGTGTTGCTACTGTATGAGCACTTGCTGACGCAGGTATAGATACAGACTCAACATCATCAAATGTCGTTACCTTTGTACCAGCACCACTTGATAAGGATGTTTTAAGTTCAATATTTGTACTTAAATTAACCAATCCTTTTATATCAGGACTTGCTGTTTTAAAATAAATCTGGTTTACAATGTGATTAAAATCACTTGCTTGGTCTCTTGTAGTGAATGTAATAAACTTATTAGCATCTTCGTTTGTGATTGCTAGAGTGTATGTTCCTAAATTAGGTGCAGAATCACTAAACTTTGTATTTGATTGTGCTGATGTAAATAATGGAACTGTTTTACTAACTACTAAACCACTCATCCAACTTTCTAATTTTGCTTTAATAGTATTTGTATTTCTTGTTTTACTACCTGTTGGTAAACTTAATGCGGCCATTGTGCCACTAGTGTCTTCATGTAAAGTAAATTCTAGTCCTCCTGATGTAGAAGAACCTAAACTATCAAACGATGCTTTAGTAGTAACATAAATTTGATTTGTTGTATTTGGAATGTATGCTATACTAGGAAATTCACTTATTCCTTGAACTGTACTTATAACTGCATCTAGTGTTGTTGAGTTTGCTAAATTAATACTATTAACAGGAGTATGTTTTAGTGTTGTAGCACTACCCATTGTAGGATCAAACGTACCTGTAACTGATGCTGTTAGAGCCGCTGTTGCAGGAATAAAGAATGTATTGTTAGTTATCCTTGTTCCTACTGTTTTACTGCCATTTGCAATTAATGTTGTATTAGATGAACCTGCAACTGTAATTGTAGAATTAGCAGGTAAGCCATGAACAGAACTAACTATTTGCACATTACCACCAGCATTATCAGTGCCGTAATTTATATAATTCAAATCTCCTGCTATTGTACTTACACCACTTTGTACAACAGTAAAACTTGTTGTACCATTTACACCTGTTACTTCATAAGGCTGGCTTGAAAATACACTAGCATTTGACCCTGTAAAGTAAACATAGTCGCCTTGTACTAGTCCTTCTACATTTCCTGTAATTGTAACGGCATTTCCGGCACCTGAGGCACCACTAGTAACTGATCTAATTGTTGCAAGACTGTTTCCAGAAGGTAAACTTACTTCCATTGTAGATGCTTGTACATTACTTACTGCTAATGCTTTATTGTTTAACCATACAGGACTATCAGCATCTGTTAAGTAAACAAAGTCATATGTACTACCTGAATTACCATATGCTGGTGTATTGCTTGATCCTGCACTTATAGTAACTGTAGAGCCTGATGCACTAACATTAACAGCACTTGCACTTAATAAAGAATTATCACTTATTAAAAAGTTTCCTAAACTTAAAGATGCAGGACTAGATATTGCAGTACTATCTTCAAAAACTGCAATATGCTTATATTCTAAACCTATATGTCCTGTTCCTGTTGTAGGAGATACCCTAACTAAATCTGTGTTAAGTTGCCTGTAAGTAGGAACACTATACTCATTATAAAAACTGTTTGTTGTTGTACCAGGATATATTACACCACTATTATTTAATGCTTTTAAAATACTTGAATTACTGTAATAACTTAAATATAATTTATCGCTTGTTGATGGCGCAACTCTTAAGTTTAAAACATGTGTATTACTTGCTAATGTAGTTGTACTAAAACTGTAATCCTTAGATGTTGCTGGATTATAGTTTGAATTATCGCCACTTAATACAGTATCATTTTTTATAACAACTACATCTGTTGCTTTAAAATTTTCATTAGTAGAGATACTTTTTATATTATTAGGGGTAAATGTTAGAGTATTTGCTGTTGTTAATGTTTGATTGGAAGATAATGTTATATTAGCACCATCTATTGCTGTTACTGTTACTGTTCCTGTAATTTCATTTCCAGTAACAACATCTCCAACTTCTATAAAAGCATTTGACGAACTTAAAGCAACTACATTTGCTCCTGAAATATTTGCACTTACAGAGCCTATTACTGTTGTTGTAATGTTACCTTCAAATACTGTAAGTCCACTTCCTGTATATGTATTTGAATCTGTAGTCCATTGTGCTGTTGTAGAAACACCATCAAAATGTCCTGCTAGTAATCTTTTATGTGGAATTGTAAAATGAATTATTCTTGTATTAGCAATATCTTGTGTAAGAGATATAGCACTTGTAGTAGATTCGAAACTACTTATATTTGAAGTACTAGCATTTATATCGCCTCCAATATATACCTGACTACTATCTAATGCTAATCCTAATTCTCCTTCTCTCAAAGGCTGAGGAAGATCTTGCTTTAGACCTCTTCGATTTTGTATTCTAGAAATAACTACGTTGTTATTTGATGTTGCCATACTAATAATTCTCCTGAACTACTAGTATTTATCATTTTCCTTTTTATTTGGAATAATAAGTTGCTAGTCTGTCTGACCATTTATCGCAATATTCTTCATATTCGTCGCCTGATATAGTAAAGTCTTTAAAATTACCATCTCTGTCTACCATTAATATTGCTACTTTTGATATGTTTGTGCCAAACATTTCATTGTGTGCTAGTGAATATGCACAGCCTTGTAAAAAATAATCCTCTATCCATTCGCGTTTTTTCATCTTCTTTGCAGTTTTAAAATCTATAATGGCTTCTTCTCCTTCATACATACCTATACCATCAGCCGTTCCTGCATATAATCCTTGAGCAATAAGTCCTACCTCAACACCATAAATTTCATCTACTTTTGTTAGGCCTTTTTCAATCATTTCAGTAACCATGTTTTTAGCCATTACACTAATATAATTATTACCTTTTATTTCATAGTCTTCTTGTAGTATAAACTTTTCTAATGCATTGTGTACTTTAGTGCCTAGTCCTGCAGACTCTGTGCTTATACGAGTTGCTTCTGCCTCGCCTACACGTTTACGCCAGGCTATAAGAGCAGTCTTATCTCCTGTATCTCCTAAGATAGTAGTAACACTAGGAACAGGATTATCGTCCTCTCCTACATATTGTCTGCCTTTCTTAGTTTGAATTCGTCGTAATTCTGGGTAGTCGTATTTTGATATCAGCATATAATTAAAAATTATTTACTAGTATTTACCAGGAAATATTCCAACTTATAGTATTATTGGAGGCCGTATTGGTCACAACACTTACACCGTATCCTCTGTCCTCAAAATACTTTTTGACATAGTTAAGTTGGTCTAATTTGGTAGGATCTGTAGTAACACTATTCCATACATTGTAATAGACATTACTGTTTGTCATAGTAGTACTACTAATGATATTAGCATATAGTACACCTGCATCTATATTTGCAATAACGGCACTTTCAATAGATCTAACTTCTGAGTGTATAACACTATTATTTCTAGTGTCTTTTCTAGCCTGTGTGGCATTTACAAATAAATTTGAACTGCTGGTATTATTATATAGGTTTGCCATTATAATTCTGCCTTAATATCTTTCATAGCCTGATCGCCTGCCATTTTTCCTACATCTACAGAAGGTTCTGGTTCTTCTGTATCTATATCTCCAGGTAGTTGATCTTTAGGCTTTATAACATCTTTATCTATGCTACTTGCATATCCACTATCATTAATTGCTTTAATTAATTCGTCTGTGGTTGTAACAAATCCGTGTTTTGCTAATTGTGATTGGAAATCTTCAGTAGGGATATCTTTGGCATCATCTGCCATGTATGAGGTTAATAGATCCTGAACTGCTGTTAATAGATCTGCCTGATAGCCTTCTGTAACAATTTCCCGTATTAGCATTTTACACCTCTACAGGTGCTCTTCCTAATGGTTCTTCTTCAGGTCCAGCCGCCGCTGGTTCATTGATGTCCATGTCCATGTCATCTAAATCGCTCATATCATCTAGATCTGATGGCTCAGCCGCTGGTTGCTCATCTCCTAAGTCACCAACTGCTCCTGCACCGCCTAAACTGATATCTTCGCCTGTAATACTACCCACTAGTTCATTTACACCATCTTTTGCCAGTTTGGCACTTTCTAATGCTTGGCCTAAAGTATTTTCTGCTGAGTCCTTAAACTGAGAGGCCTTGTCTGCACCAAATTCGTGTATCATTTGGTCTGCAATAGCAGGAATATCTTCATTAACCATTCTGCCTAATCTTTCTACGTGATCTTGTATGTCGTCTGCTAATGCTCTAACAGCCATAACAACTTCTGCTTCTTCTACTGAAGTGCCTTCAATTTCTTCTGATAACATGTCATCTATAATGTCATCAAACATGCTTTCTTTTTTTGCTTGTTTTTTCTCGTCTTTAGTATCGCCAGTAACTTTGTATGTTTTACCATCTACTTCAAACTCATCTTCGCCTTTAGCAATAGCATCTTGTCTTGCACCTGTAAACTTATTTTGCTCTGCAACTTTGGCTCCAAAGAATTTAATGCCTTGTGCTACTGCATCTTCTTCTAGTCCATTTAGGAAGCCAACAACAGAGTCTCTGCTCTTGCCTGATACTTCAGCAAATAAGTTTAATTTTTCTTCTATTGCACTCATGCTGTCATGACTGGATAATTCTATACCCATTTCTTTAGCAAGTTCACTTAAAAGATATTCGTTTAGTTCTGTATTACTTTCTTCTATTGAATCTTCTTCAACTGCCTCTTTTGTATTACAGTGAGCCTCGTAATACTCTTTTGCCGCCATCATGATTATAGGAAGTACATGTTCATCGCTGTAAGAGTACATAGGATTTTTTCTGTAATTGTGCATACATTGTGAAACTGCTTCTTCATTTGTACAGCCTCCGTCCATTAAGTTTTGGACTTCTGCGTATAAGCCTTGTTTCATTTCCATATATGCTGGTGATTCTGCGTACATGCCTTCTGTAAGCATTGTGTCTATTACGTCTTTGATTCCTAAGTATTTTGCATATTCTGGTTCTAACTGAAAGTGTTTGCTTGTACCCTTTAACTTAATTATAGCCTTTTGAGACATCTCTCTAATTTGCTCTAATTTTGCTTTTTTAGGGTAATTAGCAGATACTTTTACACCGAATTGCTCACTTAAAAACTTATTAATCTTATCGATTTTTGTTTCGTTTGTTTGGTTAAATTCTCTTATAAACATGGTATCTTCCTAAAATATAAATGTTATAGTCTTATTTATCATTTCGGAAAGATTTTTTTGATAATTTTTAATAGTAAGATAGTTTTTGTCTAATGTTTTTTAGCATTCCAACACTTTCGTCCATTCTGGTTTGTGCTATTAGGCGCCTTTCCATTATTTTTGTAGTTTTAATTGTGTATTTGTAAAAATGGATATCATTGTAATGCTTATAAAAATTATCGCATTCTTTTTGTATTCTTTCTGGTAGTGGTTTGTTTTCGATTTTTTTATCGTTTAATGTTTTGCAAATTGCTTTTGCAGTTTTTTTAAAGGGAACACTATATACATATACAGAATTGTTAATGTAATTTACAATATTAAACCCTGGATCTGCAGGTCTAATAACATATACGCCACGTTTAGCAACTTTATTACTAAGATCGTCTAGTTTTTTTGCTAAATGCTTTTTATTGTAATTTTGTTTTTTGCGGGTATATTTTGTAGCCAAGTTCTTCACCTTTCGTAACTTTTTGCAGGATGTCTTTTTTATACATTTCTTCTGCAATATAAAATTCTCTTTCGTCCATGCTATTTACACTTAGAAATCCACTTAAATCGATTTTATTGAACACTCTATTTTCTAG